AGTTAGTCAAAGCAATGAATAAATAGAATGAAAGCATTAGAAGGTAAAAAAACATACATAACGGCAGCCGGTGGTATTCTCGCAGCTGTGGGCGCGTATCTCTCTGGAGATATGGAAATTGGAACTATGGTTCACATAATCATAACGTCTTTACTTGCCACCTTCCTACGGAAAGGCATAAAGACAGATACAAATGGGAATAGTTAAACTACTTGCATCGCTGTTTAAGGCCATACCGTCATTGGAACGGTTGATCTATAAGCTGTCGGATGCGTTGAGGGAAGCCAATGCAAAGAATCGGTTGGAAAACAAGTTGGGCCACATTGATGCTCTTATTGATGGTGAGCGGGTGCAGCACTCCACGGTTGGAGGGCGTGACGGAGTTAAGCCAACACCCGGAGTTTCAAAGGGCAAGAGAGGCCGCGCCAGAGTTCACAAGGGCCGCTCTAAAGATGGTCGCAAGGTTGGAGTATGAGATTGAACGCCAATGATTGTCGAGAGTTGCGCAATGACCTTGATGAGTTATTGGAAGCTGTAAGGGAATTGAAACATGAGTTGGGCAGCGATAACGAAGAGATCAAGTCAAACGGTAAGCGCAATCGCAAAAAGAACTGCAACTTCGGTAACGGCGATTACAAAAAGAGCCAAGCTAACGGTCGCAGCCATTACTAAACGATGAGTGCTGAGTACATAATTGACAGGTTTGGCAAGAAGGTTGGTCTTAATGCTGGTGACTCCAATCAGCGTTATGTCATCCTCGACTTTCTCAACGAGGCAATGCAGTCGATTTATGAACAAGTTGACATTCCCGGCTCATTGGTTGAGGAGGAATTCTATGTTGCCGGTAAACAGCGGATAGCTCTGAGTCGTGATGTTCACGCTATTCGTGGCATGCGCGAGAAGGAATCCAAACTTAACTGGACAATTAACAATCTATTATCGGAGTACAACCACAACAATTGGCGAAGCGATGATCGTTGCTGGCGAATAGTTGGTTACGATCCGCTCAAGAAATCGTTGTCCTCGACGATTACAGGCACTCGCGGTAGCTCGGCAACTGGCCTGACAGTCCATTGGTTTGCCAACATCGCAGCTACAGAGAAGTTGGCCGTGACTTTTGAGACATCGGCGTCGGACAGGCAGACACTTGAGGTCTGGTCTAACTATCCCGGCACGGCAGCTGCCTACACAACCACATCATCACCGCATTCAATAGCACTCACTTTGGACAACAATCGCACCATTACATCTATAGTGGGCATGAGACGATATGATACGAACAACGAACGGTTTGGCGATCATGCCTCGAATAACGGAGGGTTGGTTAGGCTGGTGGACACGGCTGATACATCAATTGTTTATTCCGAGATACCGCATGACGAAACTGAGTCGCGTTACTTGATTGTGGACATCTCCGAGTTTCCTTGGGACGACACAGCGACACAGGACGACTCGCACACACTTCAGGTGCTTTACAAGAAGAGGCTGAAGTTCATCAAGAACGACAATGATCCCTTCCCGCTTTACGGGTTTGAGAATATTGTGATGCACAAGATGATGCAGTTATTCTTGGAAGAACAAGGCAAGTTACAGGAGTCGATGGTTTATGATGGCAAGGTGACTAGGGATTTGGGTAGGAGAATTGCTGATCTGGAGCGTGGACAGAAGCGCCTGATGCAGTTCGGGCGACATCCGCACGATAACATAACAATAGCTAGACGCTGGAATTAGCAACGTGGCTGATTACAAACAACAATCGTTTATGGGCGGCATGAACATGTCGGTCGATGACACTCGTTTAAGCAACGAGGAATACAAGTTTGCCAAGAATGTTCGCAACCGTTTCGGCACATTGGAAGGGATCAAGAACGTCAACGACATCTCAGGTGACATAGGCGCGTTCACATCTAACCCGCCAATCCAGAACATTTATTCAATTGGAGAGTTCGTCTTTCTCTTTTTTGATGGCGGCTGCAAGTACCGCAAACCATTGAATCCTGACAGCACTTGGGCTGTTCTTTATGCTGGCGGCACGATGGACAGGTCAGCCGAGATATTTGTTCAGGCTGTCCCGGCATCAACCCAGAATTTTCTGCGCAAGGAGACTCGTGTGGCGGGTGCATCTCTTGAACTTGATGTGAACACGGCAGTTCAGACAACCGTTGCGGCTATTGTTGTTCAGGATGGCACGAGTCAACCGCGCATTATTGAGCTTGCCGGTGGTTTAGCAACTGATAGAGCGTCCAAGACTTATGCTGAATGGTCGGATGGAACCAAGACATCCCGTGAGTATGTGCCGATTGGCAAGCAAATGACTTTCTTTAACAATAAGATGTTCATTGTCAGTCCAGACGGAACTTTGATTTACCATAGTGTAAGTGGTCGGCCACTTGATTTTGTCATCCCGATTGATACGGATGGGAACAAGGTAAATTCTGATGAAACAATTGGTGGCGCTCCGGGATCATCGTACACGGTTGGTTACAATGTAATCACGGCCATGACTGTTATGAATAACGAGGCACTTTTCGTCTCGACGCAAGGTGGCAGTTATGGAGTTACGCTTGATTATGAATTAACGGTGTTTGCCGAGCCGATGTTCAAGAAGCAATTCTTGTTTACGGCCAACTCGATTAATCAGCGTTCATTTGTTGACTTGTTGGGCGACTTTGCCTTCATTGACCCGGAAGGCTTGCGGTCATTTAATGCTGTTGTGCAGTCAAAGAATGAGGGACGCAACTCGATCTTCTCGTTGAAGGTTGCGCGTTTATTCAAGGATATTGTACAGGACACCAAGAAGTGTGCCGCCATTGTTTATGATGATTATGCCTTGTTCGCCTGTAACACAATCTTTGGTCATGGCATCCTAGTTTATGACACACTCACGCAACAGTTTGTAAGTTTCGATCAACTAACTGATGACAGCAATGGTAATATTGGGCCGGTCATTGAGTTTGCCAAGGTGGAGACAAACAACAAGCGTGAGCTATTTGCGATCACGCACGGAACGACAACCAGTTCAGGTGAGCCAGCCTACAAGTGTGTTAAGTTATTTGAAGGTTCTAACTACGCCACAACCTATGTTGAGACTAGGGCATTTTGCACTAATGACACCAGAGTCGAGCAGAAGCCACAAGAACTGCGACTTCTCTTTAACAAGGTGCAGTCGGCCTCGTCGGTTACAGCCATGCAACGTGTAAATGATGAAGTCACACCGGCCACATCAGCTGGAACACAAGCGAAGACCTTGGCGGTTCAAGCCGCTCCAGTTAAGTTTTCCACGGATTTCCCGGTAGTCTGGAGTGGGCCAAAGATGATACAGAATTTGTTGTACAATTTTCAGAGCGGTCAGCAGGGTTGGAAAATATCGTACACATTGAAATGGACAAACGGAATTAACCTGTCCAATATCCAACTCCAGACGCAGGATATAACTCCTATGAATCCAATGTTATCTCAGGCTTATGTCAGTTAATGTAGCTCACACAGACTTTACAGATGCGACCACGCTGTTTGCCGACTTGGCAGCGGCCAATGCCATGCTGGATGGCTTGACAGTACCAGACGCCACAACCAGTACAGATGGTGTTGTTACGATGGCTGCACTTGTGGCAGATCCATCAGGTAATTCAGCTACAAACAATCAAACAGCAATTATTGCACTTTTAACAAGTCTCAAAAATGCCGGTATCATGTCGAGTAGTTAAACATTATGAATTTTTTTAATCACCTACGGTCAGTCTTACAGACAGCCGGTATTCTTACATAATCATGCCACATACAGAAGGACATAGACCAATTACAAAAATGGGGCCGATACAAGAAGCTATAGAAGCTCTTATTAACGGCATGGTTGGTGGTGTGGTAGCTGGTGGTGAACTTGTTTGGAATTTTATAAAAGAACAGGGTAAATCCATTTTCGGCAAAGAAGGTGCTTTAAGTGTGGATAATCTTGTTCAGCTAGGGACGATGTATATTATTGCTGAATCCCTGTCAAAAGATGATACTACTAAAAAGAATGTACAAAACCTTAAAGCTGCTTATGACAAGATTTTGCCAGCATTTGTTCAAGGTAAGATTGAGCAGGGAAAACTAGAACAGACTGCGCTTAATGAGTTAAACAGTTATCTGTTACACGGAATTAAGACAAAGGAGTATGACCAAAAGGATTTATTGGATGGCAAGATTCCTCCCGGCAAACAGATTGGTGATAAGTATGCAGAAAAAATAGCTCCCGGTTCAGAGGACATAAGAATATTGGCTGCTACTGGGCAGCAACCTCAGTTTGAAGTTGATGCAGATAATAATATTGTTCTTGATCCAGTAACAGGAAATCCAAAAACCATAAGTGCTGGATTTCCCGGCACACAAACAGTATTACGCAACTATGAACGCGACCAAACTCTTCTTGACAGACTAGCTCATGCTCGCGGAACAGCTAATGTCTTTGACCCTGAAGCTGGCACTATGCAGACAGTTGGCAAAGGATTCAGGGCGTTTGAGGAAGCTGCTTCTCCTTACCTTGATCCAAGCCAAGCACAACAAGCCTCAAGTCTTCAAGCATTGTTGGGTTCAATGGATCCGACTAAACTATCTGGTTCTGAGATGGCGAATGTTGAGCGTGGTCTTGGTCGCATGGGCATTGGTGTTGGTCGAACGGGAGAGATGGACAAGTACAAGGCGGCGCTGACGTTTGGTGATGCATTAGCCAAGAAAAAAGCGGCCCTTGCGCAAGCACTAGGCCAGACTGCATCCATTGTTCCTAGTTTTGGTACAAGATATAATCCAGCAGTTGTTGCGGGGCAAGGTGGGGTTGCCAACTTGCCGACTGCTCCCGGTCAGGTAACAACTTTTGGCACAACAGCGGGAACAGGTTTGGGTGCTGCTACTGGTATGGTGGACACATCAAGAGGCTGGGGTGGTGAGGATTATTTGAGAAACACTTTGTTCAGCGAGGATGAACGTACCGGCGCACCGGGAGGATGATATGCCAACATTATTTGACATAGTAAACAGACGCAGACGGGCCAAAGAATTTACTGAGGGGTTTCGTGAAGGTGCAACACCAGAAGAACTTGAATACTATGATCGGTTTTATCAGGAACCGAGTGCTAGTCCAGTTATGGAACGTGGTGCGCTTGGTGCGCAGATAGACGAGGTTGAAGCCTTGAAGCGACAGTTAATGGCGCGAGGCATGAATAATTTACAGGCAGAAGACCGTGCTAGACGCGAATTGGCACAGGAGGAAGCAGCGACAACAAAAAGAGGGGAAGATTATGCAACAATTTATGGCCCCGGTGGTGTTAGTGAAGCAAGTGAAGGTGGTTTCAGGGCATATCAGGAAGGATTAAGACCAGACCCACCAGCTGAAGTGCAACCTACTATTGGTGATTTTCCAGAACCACCATCTGAGGATTGGATAACAAGACCGCTACAACAACAGGGGTTAAGTCTCGAAGATTGGTCGAGACAAAAGGCACTTCAGCAGGGTATGGCTGGTGATGTAAGTGGGGCTGTCAAGGCTGAGTATGATGTTGAGACATTACCGGGACGTATTGAGGAGGCGAGAATATCTCTGGAAGCGTTGCCAGCACTTATAGATGCCAAGGTAATTGATGCAACACTTGGAAGACGAATTAATGAAGCTATACTCAAAGAAGTGGATATTCTAGAGTCAACTAATGATCCAATTAAGAGAACTGAGTCTATACAAAGGATTGATGGATATAATAGAATCCTTGGAAGATTACGAAGTTCAGGTACTGCCATGCCGGGACAAGACCCTAATCAATGGACTGATGCTGACAAAAAAGAGCTAGAGACTCTGACTCTTGAATCTGAAGGTGCGACAGCGGGAACTGTTGGTGGCACTCGAATGATAACTCCGATGCCCACCACAGAGAGGGTTTCTGGTGATTATTCAAGAGGGGTAAGCACACGGACTCCGGGCCAACAATCAGAAGAGGGTCGCGCAGCGGCTATTCGGAGGCGAAATAGAGATTATAAGTGACTCTTGAAGAGAAAAAACAAAAACTTCGTGAGCAACTTGGATATCCCGATGACCATCCAATTTACACCGAAGAAGAGTGGTTAGCTCTTAAAAAGGCTGAAAGAACTTCAGCTGGTCGCGCTGCATTGGAGGGTGTATCAATTGAGATAGCACCGGGAGGTGGCGCTTTGGCTGCAATGGCTGGAGCGAGTAAAGCTCTTGCCAAGATTCCAGTACCAAAAGGGCGTTTAGCTATTCCAGCCGGAATAGCTAAAGGTGTGGGAATGCTTGGTAGTGCTGTACTTGGTGGTATTGCGACTCGTGAAGCTCAGGCTAAAGTTGAGGAGGCTGTTCGCGGCAAGGATGATTTTGAGGCGAAAGAGTTGCAACGACGGATGCTGCGCAAGGCACATCCGGTAGCTTACACAGCCGGTGAATTTGCTGGTGGTGGTCTTGGTGGTGGTGTTCGACCCACAAGCACCACACTAAAGGGAGCGCAAGAATTCATCAGAACAGCTGGTGGCATTCGCGGCAAGATGAATCAGGATGTCGCCGCCCACGCCCTTACCAACGTCGGTATTGGTGGTGGCCTTGGTCTTGCCTTTGAAGGTGCAAGACAATATTCGGAGGGCGAGTTTAGTCCCGGCGCATTGGCGACTGCCGGTGTTGGTGGTGCTTTGTTGACTGAGCCGTGGGGTCATGGTAGAAAACTGTTGGGAGTACCCGCTCGTGGTGTCACCAAGAAACTGGGTGAGATAGAGGAAGCCAAAACGAAACTAGGTTATGTCTACGAACACGCCACACCGAGACAACTTAGAGAAAGTAAGATGCCTCTTTCAACCACGGAAAAACTTCCGACAGAGGTGGCATATCTTCACTGGAAAGCCAAGCAAGGTCATGATCCAAAGGCCAGACAAGTTACCATAGAACAATATGTAAAACTCAGAGAGAAGGAGTTGCTTGATGAGTTGGTCAAAAAGGAGAAGGTGAACACAGATGGAGCCAAGGTAAAAGAGTTTGATTTATTCGGTGATGAAGTAACCACGACATCAACCAAGACAGCCAAGAAAGAGAAGGGTTTAACTGACCCTAAAATTACAAAAGCGGTAAAAGATAAATTTGAATCCACACAACGCAAGAGATTAGAAAAGCAAGCCAAGGATATAATCAAACGTGAACTGGAGGGTTTGACGCATCGTGACCTTATGGGAAGTTTGCGACGAGTTAAGTCAGTCACAAGGGAATCTGAGGCGCTTCAATACATTAAGGAAAGCGGCAAGACAGCTGAAGAAGCCCGTCTGGAGTTGGCAGCGGCAGTTGAAAAAACGCTGTTACCCGGTGTGTTTGAATCAGCCAAGAATCTGGTGGCAAAGCGCGGTGTCACACTTAACATTGCTCTTAACAGAATGACGATTGATGCGTTAAAGAGTGTTGCTGGTTATGCAAGAACAAAGCAGCGCGATATTATATTAAGCATTGATGATTTAACTGCTGACCTACCGTATCATGAAGTGGCGCATGTCTTTGTTCGTGACATGGTGGAGTCCTCTAATGAGAGGGATAGTAAGTTGATGAAAGGTTGGTTGACCGATCTTTACAGTGATGATCCAAGAGTTGCGAGATTAAGAGGTCATCCAAAACTGCAAGATAGATGGATTGAATCTGTCAAGAAGGAGGTTGAGGAAATATTTGTAACCGAGAGTAGTAAGCGCCTTGCGGAGCGTATTCGTACTTTACCAAAGGGTAAGTTCGACCAAATGCGTCGTTGGTTCAGTGATGTCAAGCGCGGCATGAAGGTGCGTTATGGTAAACCAGCGGTTAATGACATTCTTGATTACCTCGGTCAACGTATGGAGGTGGATGTCAGTATGCTTCTCGATAATGATTTGCACACCAGACAAGGTATTCCGTTGGAGGAGTACCTAACATCAAGCAAGTTGAACTCAGAGACTCAACTTGATTTTGGTTTCAAGCCTGACGCCACTCATAAGGGTACGTTGACTGTTGAGGGTGTTACTTATGAGTCGAGTGCCAGTGCCTATGCTATTCCCAAGGAGATTGCTGAGTTGTTTGGCATACCGGATATGCCCAAGGGTTTCGTCAAGCAGTATGTGGATAACATGAACAAGATGAAGTCGTTCACGGTTAGTAACAAGAAATTCGGTTCTGAACTGGAATATCTTGAGCCGACTCATCTCATGGAGAACTCGACTGATTATCCAGCTGACTTCAAGAAGCTGATGAAGATCATGCAAAGTCGCAACACAGGTGCGATCAAGCAGGTTTT